CACACTAGCAGGCGGACAAAACCTAGGCGAAATCACTGACTTGAAGTTCTTTACTAACAAGTTATTCCGTGGTTTACGTATTCCTGCAAGCTACTTGCCAACAGGTGTAGAGGATGGGTCGCAAAGCTACAGCGATGGTAAAATTGGTACAGCCCTTATTCAAGAATGGCGCTTTACACAGTATTGCTTGCGTTTACAAGCAATGATCATTGACAAGCTAGACCACGAATTTAAGATGTTTATGCGCTGGAGAGGTATCAACATTGACGGACAACTGTTTGATTTAACATTTGAGCCACCACAAAACTTTGCTAGCTATCGTCAAGCAGACATTGACTCTGCTCGCATTGCTACATTTACACAGCTAGAACAAATTCCTTACTTGGCCAAACGTTTCTTGATGAAGCGTTACTTGGGTATGAGCGAAATGGAAATTAGCGAAAACGAAATTGCCTGGAACGAAGAACGTGGTAACGTTGATGAAGCTCCAGCAGACTCTGCTAACCTACGTAGTATGGGCATCAGCCCAGGCGGTATTGAAAGCGACCTAGGCCAGGTTACCCCTGATGCTGGCGCCGAAGAAGGCGCAGTTGATGCAAACGGAATGCCTGCACCAGGCGCAGCGCCGGAAGTTGGCGCAGCACCCGCTGCTCCAGTATAAAGGTAAATACTAGTATGAACTTGTACGAATTAGCACAACCTGACGTAATTAAATCTAATCCAGATGGGTATTCATCTGAGAAAGAAGACAACTCTGTTTTAAAGCTAAAAGATTTGCGTAAAACTCGCTTGACTTTGGCCCACTTAAACAAGTTGCGTATTGCAAACGATGTGCGAAAAGTTGAGCACGAAAAGAAATTGAAAGCGGTTACTAAACAGTATGCACCTGCTCCGGATGCGGCGGCAGCGGGTGTTCCAGGGCTTTGATACTAGTTATCAAAGCAAAATCCTTCAAAAAACCCCCATTTAAAACGAAAATATGCGTAGTTTTGTAAATAACTACACAAAGCCACTTGATTAAAGGAGTTCTTATGAACAAGTATGAAAAGTTAATTGAATATATCATTAACGAAAATGAACAAAAAGCTCGTGAACTATTTCACGAGATCGTAGTAGAGAAAAGCCGTGACATCTATGAGTCTATCATGGACGAAGAGCAAATGTCTGAAATGGGCGGCGACCAGCAAGAAGGTCTTGCAATGGAAGTTACAGCCGACGAAAACGGCGGCGTAGTTGAAGCTGAAGACGAAGAATTTGATATCGACGGCGGCGACATGGACGGCGACCTACCAGCTGATGACATGGACGGCGACGAAGGCGGTTTCGGTGACGAAGGCGGATTTGGCGATGACGGCATGGGCGACGAAGGTATGGGCGGCGACGAGCCAGCAACTAAAGCTGACTTCGACGAACTAAAAGATATGTTTGCTGAATTGCAAGCACAACTTGGCGGCGAAAGCGACATGGACACAGACGGCGATTTCGGCGGCGAAGCTGGTGAAGGCGACGAACAAAGCGGCGACGAAGGCCAAATTGAAGTTGGCGCAGGCGACGACGAAGGTTTCGGCGAAAGCATGACAGAAGGTGAACAACCTGAATGGCTAAAGAAAAAGGGTTCTGGTTCTGGTAGCGGATCTGGTGCTAAAGGATCTGGTTCAGGTCCTGGCGCTAAAGGATCTGGTAGCGGATCTGGTGCTAAAATGGAAAGCAAGTCTGTATCGCAACTAATGCGTGAATACGTTGACACAATCGGTCAAGTATACGGTGGCGAAGGCGACAACGCTGAAGGTACAGAATCTGGCAACGGTAAGAAAGTTCCTGTAAACACTAAATCTATCGGCTTAAACAAAGGCCCAGATTTTGGTGGTACAAGCAAGAACATCTTGAACAAGTCTGGTGCTACTAACGAAAACCCAGATGGCAAGCAAACTCCAAAGCCAAACAACGAATACAGCAAAGGTGACGGCGGTAAGTTCTCTAATGAGAAGTTCCAAAACCAAGCTGGCGGTACAAAGAAACAATCTACTGTAGGTAAGAACTGGGAGTCTGAAAACGGCGCCGAAGGTCAGACTACAAGCGGTAAAGTTTCTGTACAAGACAAGACAGTTCTTAAACAGAACACCGGCAAATAATTAGGATACTTCAATGGCTTTGTATCTAAAAGAGAACTTAACTTTTGACCGAGCAGGTATTACCATCCTTGAGGAAGGTACTGCTGACGGAAAAGGTAAGGATCTTTTCATGAAGGGGATATTCATTGAAGGTGGCGTTAAAAACCACAATCAACGAGTATACCCTGTACATGAAATTGAGAAAGCAGTATCCAGTATTAATGGCCAACTAAAGGAAGGTTATAGCGTCTTAGGCGAACTAGACCATCCCGATGATTTAAAAATTAACCTAGACCGCGTATCGCATATGATCACCCACATGTGGATGGAAGGCAATTGCGGTCATGGTAAACTAAAAATCTTACCTACCCCAATGGGCGAGCTTGTAAAAGCAATGTTAACAAGTGGCGTTAAGCTAGGCGTTAGCAGCCGTGGATCCGGTCAGGTAAACGAAGGAAGTGGACACGTTAGTGATTTTGAGATCATTACCGTTGACATCGTAGCGCAGCCTAGTGCTCCTAATGCCTATCCTAAAGCAATTTATGAAGGTTTAATGAACATGAAAGGTGGCGTACAAATGTTTGAGATGGCTCGTGATGCTTCTCAAGATCAAAAAGTACAAAAGTACCTGCAAGAAGCCGTAAAAAAGCTTATCAAAGACTTAAAAGTATAACAGGAGAAACCTAATGTTAGATGCTATCAAACCATTGTTAGACAGTGGCATTATCAACGAAAGCACTCAACAGGCTATTAACGAAGCATGGGAAACCAAGCTGAGTGAAGCACGTGAACAAGTACGTGCAGAGCTTCGTGAGGAATTCGCTGGTCGCTACGAACATGACAAAAGCGTAATGGTTGAAGCTCTAGACAAAATGGTTACAGAATCTCTAAGTTCAGAACTACAAGAGTTCCACGCCGAAAAGAAGGCGTTAGCTGAAGACCGTGTGCGTTTCAATATGCACATGACCGAAAGCGCAGACAAGTTCAATAATTTCATGGTTACAAAACTAGCCGAAGAAATTAAAGAACTACGCAACGATCGCAAACAATATGAGAATAGCATTGCTAAACTTGAATCGTTTGTTATCAAAGCATTGGCTGAGGAAATTTCTGAGTTCGAACAAGACAAGCAAGCCGTTGTTGAAACAAAGGTGCGTTTAGTAGCAGAAGCTAAGACAAAATTAGCTGAACTACAAACTGCATTCGTTTCACGTGCAGCAGAGCTTGTAAAAGAATCTGTAGCTACTAAGCTAGAGTCCGAAATGACTCAATTGAAAGAAGACATCCACACTGCTCGTGAGAACATGTTTGGTCGTCGTTTATTCGAAGCGTTTGCAAGTGAATTCGCAGTTACTCACCTAAATGAGAACAAAGAAATTCGCAAGTTGCAAGCAGCAGTTGCTGATACAAATCGTAAGTTGGCTGAAGCGGTTCAGACATCCCAAGAGAAAGCAGCAATTGTAGAGTCGAAAGAAAGAGAAATCCGCGTTATTAAGGAATCTGCACAACGCCAAGCTATGCTTGACAGTATGTTGAAACCTCTTAACAGAGAAAAGGCCGCCGTAATGAGCGACCTACTAGAATCTGTGCAAACTGATAAATTACAGAGTGCATATGAAAAGTATCTACCAGCCGTGCTAAATAACGGAGTAGCAAAAGCAGCCCCTCAAAAGGCTATGATTGCAGAAAGCCGTAGCACAGTAACTGGAGATAAGACTGCTAAAACCGTCGCCCCTGAACAACAAGTTAACACAAATGTTGTTGAGCTAAAGCGTTTAGCAGGGCTAAAGTAAAACCCTAAAAGGAAATAAAAGGAAATATTATGACACAAGCATTATTAGAAAGCCGTTGGGGCGAAACCAAAGAAGCCCTGTTAGAAGGTTTGAATGGTTCACGCCGTTCTTCGATGGCAGTCGTTCTTGAGAACACACGCAAGCACTTGGCTGAAAGCGCAACAGTTGGCGGTACTACTGCTGGTAACATCTCTACACTTAACCGTGTAATTTTGCCAGTTATCCGTCGCGTTATGCCTACAGTTATTGCTAACGAAATCGTTGGTGTACAACCAATGACTGGCCCAGTAAGCCAGATCCACACACTACGTGTACGTTACGCTGACAGCGTTGACAGCACTTCTGGTACTGACGTAACAGCAGGTGAAGAAGCATTGTCTCCATTCAAAATTGCTTCGGCATATTCGGGTGGTGCAGATGACAAGGCTCAGTCTACAAGCGCACTTGAAGGCGTTCCTGGTCGTCGTATCAACGTTCAAATCTTGAAGCAAGTCGTTGAAGCTAAGACTCGTAAGTTAAGCGCTCGCTGGACTTTCGAAGCTGCTCAAGACGCACAAGCTATGCACGGTTTGGATGTTGAAGCAGAAATCATGGCTGCACTAGCACAAGAAATCACAGTAGAAATCGACCAAGAAATTCTAGGTTCTCTACGTGCATTGTCTGGTTCTACATACAGCTACAACCAAGCTACCGTTTCTGGTACTGCAACATTCGTTGGTGACGAACACGCTGCTCTAGCAGTTGTTATCAACCGTGCTGCTAACCTAGTTGCACAACGCACACGTCGTGGCGCTGCTAACTGGGCTGTTGTTTCTCCAGCTGCATTGACAGTATTGCAATCTGCAACTACTTCTGCATTTGCTCGTACAACAGAAGGTACTTTCGAAGCTCCAACAAACACTAAGTTCGTTGGTACATTGAACGGCGCTATGCGTGTGTTCGTAAACAGCTATGCTCAAGATGACACACCAGTATTGGTTGGTTACAAGGGTTCAAGCGAAACTGATGCAGCGGCATTCTATTGCCCATACATTCCATTGATGTCTTCTGGCGTTGTTCTAGATCCATCAACATTCGAACCAGTCGTAT